AGCTTTTTGTAAAGTTACGTCAAGCTCTTTATTAAACTTTTGTTGCTTGCTAATGTTTGTGTCGATATTGGTAGAGAGCTTTTGCCCAGAAGGTATGCCGCCTGTAGTGTCAACCATGCGCTATCCCTTCATAAATCTTTGGGCTCTGGCGAGCCAGTTTGTACGTTCTCTTGCAGACAATGAACGGATATCCGCTAATGTCCAACCAGTAAATGCACGAGTTAGTAGTTCGTACTCGTCTAGCAGTTCTTCGTAATTCTCATCACTGTAAGCGAAAGAGGGCTACGAGACTCAATGGTGTCTCAACAGAGTCTCCACATGCCTCGCAGGTCTTGCTCACCTCCCCGAGGCGTGGGCCTGGGTTTTTTTCTATAATCTCTTCAATAAGCTTTTCACGGTCTGCCATGCCAAGCTTTAGTACTGAAGTAGCACCTGTAGAAATATTTCCGCCAATACTCTGTACACATCCTGCTAACAAGATAGTGCTGAGTTCTGCGGTAGTTCTATCAGTTGCCTCAAGTAAACGCTTTTGAGTAACTCCTGTAGGAAGAGCAATCAATGCTGGTCCTAGTTTTGTCTCCACTGTCCATTGACGGTCTTGAATTGGGTTATCTAGTTCCTTTACAGGAATGTCATTTACCAAGTCAATATCAACTATAGTGTCAACACCGCACTTACAAAGGGCGCGATATTCAACAGTATTTCCAAATGTAATTCGGCGGATAGCAAGAAGAAGTGCGTCTCGGTCTGCGGCAAGAAGGTCATCTAATGTGTCTTTACCTACTGGTTCATCACCAATAGATACGACTCCTCGTTGAAGAATTGTCGACAAAGACTTTCCTAGTGAACCTGCTCTAGAGATTGCTTCCTCATCAGCACCGTTAAGCTCTTTAACTTCGGCATGCTTGACGAGAATCCCGCCTGGGGCCATATAGCCACCAGGCAGGATAACCTCATTGTCAGCTGGTGCTGCAGTTTCAATTTTTACTGGCTCTTCTTTGAGAGCCTCTGAAACCAAAGCACTTACTACTTTTGAATCGGAACTGAGTGTTGTCACGAATATTGCTCCTTAATTTAGGTTAGAGGACTTGTGTTGCTTCGTTGCCAACAAAACCAGCAGAAAGACCTTCGTGTACGAGGGTCATCTGCTCGAACAAGATGTTCTGGTCGCCAGCGTTTAGGTCTGAGTACTGAAGTGTTGTAATCCATGCGTTGTGAAGCTTGAAGTGCATTTTAGCATTAGCAGCAAGGTCAGTGTTATCTGCGATGACTGCTGGGTGGTCGAGAACGTAGATATCCACGTTGCAACGGAAGTCCTGTCCAGTTGTCAAAGCAACACCTTCACCCGAAGCAGCAGCAAAAAGCTGACGCATCCAAACTAGGCCTTGTGTGTTAGTTGTGAGAGTTCCACGTTGGAATGTCACAGGAGAGAACGTTGTCATTCCTGGAATCTGGTGGATAGTGGTGTTGTAACCACCTTCACGGTACGGGATTGACTGAGTATTAATAGCCAAACCAGTTACGCTAGTGAATCCTCCAACAATCTTTGTAATTGCTGTATTAGGAGTTGTTGGCGCAACGTCGGTTGGGCCATTAGTAGTGTTCGTGAATTCTACGTAAAATTTAAAATTACGTAACGGGTCTGTCGCAATGGATGAGAAGCGACTGATATTTGTTGCCATATTTGGGCTCCTTACGCCACAGTGACGGTTGCGCCGCCATCGAACTGACCGATATTGATAACTACGAACTCAGCTGGGCGTTGTAGTGCTACGCCTACCTGAATGTTAACTTGACCAGCTTCTACTGTTGCGAGTTGGTTATTAGTCGTATCGCAGAGTACAAAGAATGCCTGTTGTGGAGTTGCTCCACGAAGACCGCCTTGTGCCCAGAAGTTTGTCAAGAAGCTAGTTACTGTTGCTGTAATCTGACGATAAAGCACAGTGTCATTTGGCTCAAACACAGCAAACTGGGTAAGGTCAACAAGTGCCTTTTCCAAGTAGATGAGTGAGCGACGGACTGGGACATACATATCTGCATATCCGCCCTTAAGTGTACGAGCACCCATAATTACAATGCCAGAACCTGGAACAAACTTAATAGCGTTGACAGGAGCCGCAGCTGAGTTAAGCGCATCAAGGTTAGCGTTTGTAAGTGAAGGAACTGATACCGCACCAGCTACGCGAACACCAAGACCAGCTGGAGCCTTAAAGACTCCACGAGACTTATCTGTTGCAGCGTACTTTCCAACTACCGCGCCACCTGGGTTTGCAGCCGCAATGACTGTTCCTGGTGTTGAGTTAGTTGGGTCGTTAATTGTAATTGGTGGGTAATAAACAGCGCCGTAAGAGGTCTGTGTGTATGAAGCAGCCAATGTAAGTTGGTTAGCAACTGTGTCATTGATTGGGTCAACAACTACAAATACGTCTGTACGAGCTTCTGCGTATGCAAGAAGGACGTCAACAGCAGCAGCTATAGTAACACCAGGGGCGTTAAGAATAAGTGAATTAAGTACTGTATCAAATGCTGTTACACCATTTGCAATGTCTGCAGCAGCTGGTGTTGAGCCATCTGCGCCAGATGCAAGAGCTTGGTTTGCAACAGTAGATGGGTTACGTGTTACTCCAGTAGCAACTGAGCCCTTATCTTCTGCAACTAAGTAAGCAGACTGTGAGTTAATAACGCTGATTGCATAGCGAGCATCTGTTGATGTCATACTGAGGTTAGGGAAGGACTCAACCTTGTTAGAGGCTCCAGTACCACCGTAGTAAACAATAAGGTCAAAGTAACCAGTTGCTCCAGGTGAATCTTGGATTGTAATATTGATGCCATTTCCCCATGCACCTGGGTTAGCAGCAGTAAGCTTAAGTGTGTCTGCTGGTGAACCTTCGCGGTCCTTAAGTGTGCGGTTAGCTGCTACGTATGAGCCCTTAACTACACGCTGTACATAAGCGGCGTTTCCGCCGTTAGCAAAATATAGGAATACGGCAAGAGCAAGATTATTGTCTGTGCTCCATGAACCGTACTTATTGATGTACTCGCTCCATGATGTAACGAGTGTTGGTGTGATAGGACCACGGGCGTTTGCGCCAATGAACGCTGCCACAGATGTTGAATTCGCTCCAACAACAGGGGCTACGGGATTCAGGGTTTCCTGAACGTAGACTCCTGGGCGTAAATATGCTGCCATTATTAGTCTCCTTGAGTTAGGTGTGTAACGGGTGTGAGGCCATCTGGAACGTCAGTTGTAATCCGATTAATTTCAACAGTTTGTACAGTGGATAGGGCGCTGCTAGCGTCAAATGGTGTCATCTCGCTAACAACTCTTACAGTGTAAACGTTTCTAAATAAACGTCTACCTTCCTCAATCATGTCCCGTTTAAGGAACCCGTCGAGAAACATATGTCGGTAGCCAGTCTCTGTACCTAATGCGTTAGGTACTTGTAGGCTTCCGTATTGAGCAGGGAACTTGTGCTGCATCTGAAAGATTATTGCTCTGTCATGTCGTGGGTGACGAGAGTAAGTAGATATTTGATATACGAGGTCATAGGGAACTGGCATGTCATAGCCGTAAACAGTATTTGTCTCTGGAGCAACAGTTCCTCGGTTGTCTGAGTCATACATACGTCCTGTAGATTGTCGCTCACGAGCAACCTTGATGTCTATAAGCTCAATCGTCATATATGGGTAAGTCTGGGTACGGACTTCGATATCTGGAAATCCAAACCATACAAGCACTGGGCGATGAGCTGATTTTTCATCAGATACTTCCATACCACCTAGGTAGTTCTTAAGGGCAGCGTCTTCAGCAAGAATAAATGTCAATTGAACGCTCCTAACGTAGCCGCAACGTCTTCAAAAGCTGTCTCAAAGATGTCATGGGTTCCCTGAGTATGGTCAAGCATAAAAGGGCGAATAACAGCATTAGGAGGAGTGTTTTGGTTTCCGTATTCAAGGTCTTCAATTTCAGAGGCAATCGAATCTGGATATTGGACGTAAAGGTCTCCGTCTTGTTCTTCAACTGTCATCTGCATGACAAGTTGGGAAGGCCAGCCAGCATTAAGGGCTGCTTGACGAAAGTCTGGAGTAAGGCGTTCTGCTGCTTGTATGAGTGCTTTTTGTGCGATGTCTTTAGTACTCATTTGCGAAGCAGCCGCCAAAGCGCTGCTGCGAGGATACCTGTGGCGAGTGTGTGCTTATTAGGAGCAGATGAAAACGCGCCTTCAGCAAATTCTTTTTCAGAGGGCTTATCAATTTCAGCCATGGCAAAACTCCAAGGGTACTTCGCAGGGGTCAAACTTGAATCCCGCACAGGATTCCCCTAAAGTATAAAGGGCCCCCTATTTCTAGGAGGCCCTAACTACTAAGTAGTTTTACTTCTTTTTAACCTTTTTTGCTAGTGCCTTATCCATCTTCATATCTGCTTTGGCAGATGGCTTCTTTGCATCCATCTTGGCATCTTCTTTCTTAAACTTTGACTTCTGAGCTGATGTCATACCAGCCATAGCTTTTGCATCCTGCTTCTTATCGGCAGATTTAGACATAGGCTTCTTACCTGACATCTTGCCCTTCATTCCACAGCCACATGTAGCACACATTATTTTTTCTTCTTTCGTAGGGCAGCCAAATCAGCTGCATCAATTTTCTTTGGGTCGCCAGCTTTGCTAGCAATTTTCTTCTGCTTAGGAGATAACTTCTTAGCGCTCTTTTTGCAAGCACCATTACAGTTTGGCTTTGAACAACCGCATCCACATGATTTACACATATTACTTTTTACCTTTCTGAGCCATTTTTTCCATCTTCTTAACGCCATATTTCTTGATGCCAGCAGCCGCAGCTACAGCAGCAGGATTCTTAGCGCCAGACTTTTTTGCTTTTTCTTCAACTTGTTCAAAGCGTTTGCCTGAACCAAGCTTAGGCTTTTTTGCTGCCATTTTTCTTGCTCACTTTCTTAGGCAATTTTTTGCCCTTAGGAGTTTTATTCTCCCACTCTTTTGCCATTTCTGGGTGTTGGGAGTACATAAATTGCCGTTGGGCTTGAGATTTAAATGGCATATTATTGGTCAAATGTATCTGGAACGTTAGTTGCAAAATCTTGGAACTGGGTGTAGTTAACCGCTTCCTCAGGCATAATTTGAACGCAATCAACTACGACAAGTGTAAAGCGCTCTGCAATGATACCGCGTTGCTGTACGCCGTAAGGACGGAAAAGTTCGCCCTTCCAAAGAATACGTCCACGGTTTTGAATATCTGGGTTATTAAGAACGTTAGGGTCAATCTTCTCAATATCGCGCCCAAGAATTGTTAAGTGCAAGGAGTCGTTGTTATAGAAACCGCGCTCATCTTGCGGGACTTTACCTTGACCAATGATGGCTCTGACAATAGGAAGTTTATATGGGCCCTTCCACATCAAGCCTTCTGTCTCACTACCAGTGTCATAAATAGGGTCAACAGTAGATGCGGCTTTATCGTAGACCCACCAAAGAACGTGAGTGCCTACAGGGTTCTTGAGGTCTTGTTCAATGCCGTCCTCAATAAGGTCGGTCTCAAAATCTGCGTCGAAGCGACCACCAGGTGTATACGCTCTCATGCTTCTCTCTTCCTATAAACAGTAAAAGGGACTATAGCCCTGTGACCTGCACAGAAACTATTGTCCCTTATTACTTTTAAAAATAAAGATTAAATAACGAGAGTTGCTGCTTCTTCTTCTGTAAGGGGCTCTCCAGCGACAAGCTTTGCTTTAGCAGATGCCTTAAGAGTAGCTAGAGCTTCAGCTGCAGCTTCGCGCTCTGCCTGTGCTTCTGCCGCCGCTGCTGCATCTTGGTCGCGCTGAGCAATTTCTTGTGGAGTCAAATCAATGTACTCCTGTGTGCCTGTAGCAAGGTCAACAACAAGTTTCTTTGGTGTATCAGTCATTTACGATAGCCTTCCAATCTGTAGTCTCTTCGTCCCATTTGTACATTAAACCGTCTGTTGGGTATGGGACTGGTGCTTCCCAACGGCATGTTTCTTCATCTAATTCCCATGATGGAAATGGTTTTGGAGCAATAAAAGCATCACGAGTTTCATCGTATGTGTACCCAATACCAGCGTAATTTTTGCGGAATCCATTTGTTGCAGCGTTGTATGAAGTCTTGACCCAGTTACCACCGAGTGACTTCATGAAGGATTCGCCCTCATCAGGGGCGCCATTATCTCCAACAAGTACACGAAGTACTACGTTGTTGCTATCAATTTCGGCCCAATGGCTCATGCTTTTTTCTCCTTATATTGAGAGGTTAAGATTAACATTAAAAATATTAAACTGTGTATCTAATAATTACTATGCCTGAACCGCCATCTTTACCAGGTTGGTTTCCACCACCACCAGCACCACCACCGCCACCAAGGTTTATAGTTCCTGCAACAGCATTGTTTACGTTATTGCCACCACCAGAACCTCCACCACCAGTTCCTCCGCTTGACAAAGTTCCAGCATCATTTCTTCCACCACCACCACCACCCGCATAAGTGACTGATGAGCCTGTAATAGATGTTGCTACGCCGTTACCACCGTTACCGCCTATTGTTGTAGTTCCGTTAGAGCCAACCGCTCCAGCACCACCGCCACCGCCACCGCCGTAAGCATTAGCATCAGCGCCAGTGCCACCTGCGTAACCTTGGTTGGTTGTTCCAGATGCCCCAGCACCACTGCTAACAAAAAAGTTTCCACCGCCACCTGAACCGCCAGTTTGCGCACCGTTACCTGTGCTACCACCCGAACCACCACCACCGCCAGTAGATGTGATTGTAGAA